TCTTTGTAGAGTTTGCATCCTTGCTTGATGGCGGCAACGCAAGCGTTGGCGGCAAAGAGGATGCTGAGTGGATCAATTTACAGCCCCAAGACTTTTTTGACCAACTCACCGGCAAAGCCTGGGCCAAACAGCACAGCAGCAATAACAATGTAAAGCAAGTACTCAATCCGAGACATGCGCTTGTCGCCATCGATGAATGACTTCTCAATGGCCGCGTAGCGTTCAGCGCAGACGGCTTCGTGGACAGCTATTTTGGTGGATGTATCGTCAGTCATTTGTATTGTGGAGCCATTCCGCTCATTTCAATTCGCAACGCGTTTTGGTTTTCTTGCGCGGGCGCAAGGGCATTTTGCGTTTGCGTAATGACGTTCAACTTAGTTGGGCTTAAGTTAGCTTGGCCAAACGCCCTAAGCACATCAAGACGTTGCGACGCGGGAACTTTTTTCAGCAACGTTTGAAAATCTTCGGCTGAGTTAAAACCTTTTTCAAGTTCTTTCAATACGTTTGCGCTCATCTTGTCTTTTAAGATGTCCAGCACTTCGTTTGTCACCGTTACTTTGACATCTAAAAAGCTAGGCAAACGAAATTTGGACTGATTAGCTTCCATGATTATTTTCATGGCGTCTGCGCCAGCTTGCGTTTGACGCACAACTTCGGCATTGCGTTTCAATTCAGACTCAATACCTTTAACCACGCCCATCTGTTGCGGCGACAGTACTTGGCTTAGGTCGTCGTACCTTGCCGCGCCAGTAGATTTTTTAAGCAACGCGGTTTCGCCGCGCCCTAATGCAGTCATAAACGGCCCTGCGCGTTCACCAACGCCGAGAGGTTGCGTAAGAACTTGTTGCATCGCGCCTAAGACTTTGGCTTGGTTAACCGGCGGTGACGCGGCGGCAAAAACTTGTTGTGCTTGTTGGTAACCGGGCAACGCTTGTTCAATTGTGCTTTTAACGTTGGTCAGGTTCTTGACAATAAATTTATTGTCTTTGTTGGAAATCAAATCTTTAAGGTTATCCAACACCGAAGACACTTGTTGAGCATTTGTGCTGGCTTCTAAACCAGTTTTGACTTGGTTCAGCGCAGACACCAATTTGGCGTTGCCAGGGTTTGCAACAAGCAAATCATCAATCTGCTGGGTCAAAGGCAGCACGTTGACGGCTGTAGTGGGTTGAGTGGCAGCGGTGTACAACGGGCCGCTTACGTTACCGCGCATGGCCTCGGCAGACATTAAATCAGGCGTAGCTCCTTGTAGCCGAGCCATGCGCTCTGCTTCTTGCGCTTGTTGTACAGACAATGCGCGGCCAGGGGCGGTTTTGGCTTCAACTGTTTTGCCAAGATACTGAACTTGAGGCGATGTTACGTCCGCCAAAGCCTGACGCACTGTCATGCCTGGTTGCGCGTTAGCCAACGCGTTTTGCGCGGCGGCTATGTTCTGAGGTACTCTGCCTTCTTCGGTCAGCGCGTTACGCACAATATTGCCTGCACGGGCCGAAGCGCGTTGGCCAGTAATTGCGTCTACTACGTTGCCCGCGCCTTTTGCGCCCAACGCCAACCCATAGTTAGCAGCGGTAGTGACGGGTAACAATGGGTTGGTGTATTTGCCAACAGCTCCCAGCACTTTAGATGCGGCGGGTGCTACGCGAGCAGTCGCCGCCGCACCGCCGGTAAACAACGTAGACAGATCAGCCGCCGCTCCGACAGGGTCAGTTGCCAAAGTGTTTTTCAACGCTTCAACGCTGCCGTATCGGTCTTTGTACAGGCCACCAACAGCGTTGGCTGCGTCAACCGCACGTTTGGCGGCTTCGGGCTTGTTGTCAATTTGGTTGACCAGATCAACAAGCTCTTTAGGCAACAAATTTTGCAACGCGCCCGCACCCACATCTATAACGCCCGACACAGTTTGTACGGGGTTTGTAATTGCGGTTATTAAACCTTTGTAAAAATTGGCGGCGCTTGTGCCTACGTTAGCTAACGCTTCCCCAGGCACATCTGAAAACGACCGGCGTTGTGCCGGAATACCGCTACCACCGCTTGGCGCTGGCTTTGCAGTACTAAGATCAAACCCACCAGTTGCAACTGGCGCAGCGGTGTTAAGATCAAAACCCATTATTTGACCTCTTTAAACGATTTACGATCTGGGCTAACCCATGCTTTGTTGCCTGCGGCGTCACTTTCAAATGTCCAATTAGCGCCGACGCCTGCTGGACGCGCCGCACCTTTTGTAACTGATGACAATGGCGGTACTTTAATTGGCTCAAGAGAAAGACCTGTTCCTTCAGTCGCCGATTTAGGCAACTGCTTGACGCGGGTGTTCCATGATTCTGCGCTTCGGGTAGCAGTTTGATGTTGAAGTCTGGCTAATTCCGTGAGCGTTTGCGCTGTAAGCTGAATTGTGCCGCCAGCAATACCTCTTAAGAAGTTAAGATCTTTGTCAGTAAAGCCTTGCCCAGTACCTAAGCCAGCACTTTTAATTGCGTCCAAGGTGCTTTGACCTGTAGCGGCGATAAGCGACTCGGTGTTGGCGATTTTTTCTTCGTTGCTTGCGCCCGCCACATTTAGTGCACGTGCAATGTTCAACTTAATGTCTGCAACTGGCCCAGTGAATACGTTGCCTTGTTGCACCAAGTTAATAATTCGGTTGGCGCTTTCGGCCAACTGAGGCGCTTTTTCAGCGGTAGCCATTTTGGCGATGTCAGTATCAGCCATTTTGTTAGCAAATTGTTCGCTGTATTTTTTCTCTGTACTAACGGTGACACTTGTTTTAGGCGTTGAGATAGCTTTAAAGTCGGCAAACGAACCCCTGTAATTGCCGCCCTCAGGTGTTTTTGCAAACTCAAAATTTTTCCGCAACTCGGTTTGAGTTATTTCTTTAGGCGCTGTAAATATTGGTTTACCAGTGCCAGTTACTAAATTTCCACCAACTGTATATAGCTTGCGAGATTCTTCTAATCGTTTTTCCAATCTGTCGGCTTCTTTTTGCGCGTCTGGCAAATTTGGATATTTAACTCGTAGTTCGTTAATTCGATTTTCTATTGCAGTTGTATCTACACCAAGCTGATTGACCGGCGCAGCAGCCGCAGGCGGTGGTGCCAATTGATTGACCATAGGTCTAACTGGCGTAGATACCGCCGTGCCAGGTACATTAGGCTGTAGCACAGGTTCGTTTTGTTGACCAAAGTCAAACGTATCAGGTGCAGGCCCAACAGGTGAAATCTTTGGTGGTTGTCTGCTGGCGTTATACGCGCTGCGTTCTGTGGCCGCTTGTCTCATAGTCTGAGCAGCCAATATCAATTGTGGATCTCTTTGAGTTAATGCAAAGTCATAAAAACTGGACGCTAACTCTTCAGGCGTACCGGTCTTGCCGTTGGCCGCGCTCATTGCCAAAAACTTATCTAATCCCGCTTGTTTGGCTTTGAAGTCAGCCATTTCCATTTGGGCTTTTTCTTGTTGCATTGCGCCAGTTTGCAACTGTTGTTGCGCCAACTGATTACGCTGCGCCTCTTGTCGGCCAGCCATAATTTGGCCACCAATATTGACAGGCTGAAGTATTCCAAAATTAAGTGCCATGATGTGACCTTTTATGTTCAGTAGTAACCGCTGGTTTGGTTGTTGACGCCACCACCAAACAAATTACCAAAGTTAGGGTTGGTTTGACCGTACAGTTTGGCAATGTCACCATATGCCGAGGCTCTAGCTTGAGAGCCTGCCAACAACGCATTGCCTTGGTTAACGCCTTGTTGCATGTAAGCGTTGCCTACATTGCCTGCCATAGTTTGACCAGCAGTGCCAAGCGTATTGGCTGTTGTCTGACCCATACCAGTCAATGATTGCAATGGGTTCAAACGTGCAGCACGTTCAGTCTGATACCGGTTAAAAGCGTTCATGTATTCTTGGCTGCCCATTTCTTGGCCGTAGCGTTGCGCGGCCTTTAACGCGCCACCAGAGATCAAGCCACCACGAGCTGCGGCAGATCGGTCAATTGCTTGTTGGCCTTCTTTTAATCGAAATGCGTACCCTGGATCTTGTTGAAACTGATTCATACCAAAGTTTGTGTACTTGGATGCTTTAACAAGTTCTGGCAACGCATTGACGCCCGCAGTATAAAAAGGCTGTTGGCGTTTTACACCTTCTTCATATATGCGTTGTTGCAGCGCAGTGGCACGATCAGCAGAAGCGCCGGCAGCGCCCGCCGCCTCTTGAGCAGCATTTGATTGTTCGTTGCTTGTGTATAGGCTGATAGCAGCGGGTATGATAAATGACCAAGGCATAATTTACTCCTGTAGGCTCAACGCCAATTTTTGCATTTCTTTGATATCGCTCGGCACAATCAACACTTCGTCAATATCATCTTCATCCGTGCAGTCAGTGGCATGTACGCAATACCAAACCACATCTGTGAGCGATTTTACGCCGTGATGCTTGCCTGCGGCAATAGTCAAACAAGCAGGGGCTTCAACAACCGATTTGACCCCATCCACAACCAACTCAACAGACCCACTGGCCAAGATGGACAAATGGTCATGCTTGTGGGCGTGTTGCACCAAAACGTACCCTGCTGGGATGCGGGTTTCTTTGGCGTACACACCTGAGCTGAAGTGGTGATGGATCATCAATTATTCCAAAAGAAGAATGTTGTTAGGTATGTATTGTGTCATCAACCAGTTGGAGCCGTCGGACACCAACGTGGCCGCGTCGCCCGAGCTGGCCAACAGGATAGATGTACCCGCCGCACCGCCGGTCAAAGGCACCACGTTTGACGATGCTGACACAACCGCTTGGACTTGGTAGTTTTGAAACCGCAAGACCCGACCTGTCCAGCTTGATGCAGTGGGCAAAGTCACCGTACAGGTCGAGCCAGACTTGTTGTTGATCAGCCAGTTTTCGCTAGCCGCCACTGAAAAGTTAGCGGTTTTAGTGACAGGCGCACCACCAGAGGCGTTGATTACTGACGCTGGCGTGACGTTTGTCCAATAGCCTAATGATGTGCTGTACTGGATCAAGTCAGTATTAGCTAATGTCCCAAACTGCACGTTGGAGTCTGTACCGCCAAGCGTAGAGCCACGGGCAATGCCAACTTGGAAAGACCCTGAACCGCCTGCCCCCGCTTTAATTACAAGGCCAACTTGCACTTTAATGTAAGGCGCAACAGGTTCAACTTTAGTGGGGTTGCCTGTTACGGGGTTGTACCAGATCACATCATCGTCAGCCCAAGTCTCTCCAAAAGCAGTGCCGTTGGTCGTAACGCCACGGACAACTCCAAAAACAGTAGCCCGACCAAAATCATTAAGCGCCAAAGATTCGGTAGCTACGGCAATAATTGCGTTGGGGTCTGTAATGCCTGCAACCGTAGGTGCAAATTTAATGACTCCACTAGCTCCAACAACGCCAGTATGGTAAATAATTTGCAGGGGCGAGTCTGTAATAGCGGCAGACGCTTTGCCATAAACAAAGATTTCTTCGCCAACTTGCTGAGTAATGTTGCCATTACCCATGCCCAAATTCCATGCGCCCGTAGAACCGTCATACCACATTTTTCCTGCGGCTAAAGTTACGGCAGAACCATTGCTAAACTGTTGAGACAAGATGCCACTAGCATTGCCAGTGTCGTCAATAGTAGTAACAGAATTTTGGATCAGCTTGCCCGTAGTACCGTCAAATCTAGCAATAGCGTTATCAGTTGATGATGCTGGCCCTGTGACATCTCCACCGGCATTTGTCGTCCATGTAGGTACTCCTGCGCCGTTGCTGGTCAACACTTGGCCTGCTGTGCCAACCGCAGTAAATGCGTAAGCCGTTCCCGTGCCGTAGGGCACAGCGCCAGCCGTAGGCGTTGAAGAACCGTTTGTACCGCCGTTGGCAATCGGTAATACGCCGCTTACATGGGTGGTCAAACCAATCTTGCCCCATAAGGGTGCTGTAAGTGCACCACCCGATATGAGTGCGTTGCCAGTAGCAACATCAGGCAGCTTGGCTAGAGTCGTGGTGGTATCTGCGTACAGCAAATCACCAACTGCATAAGAGCCAAACCCTGTACCGCCATTGACTGCTATCAGTGTGCCTGCAATGGTCACAGCGCCTGTGGTGGCCGTTGCTGGAGTTAAACCCGTAGTGCCGCCTGAGAATGACAGCACACCAGTGTTGGTTATGGTCACGTTGCCTGTTGCGCCGGACACTGATATACCTGTGCCAGCAATGTTTGACAACACACCCGTATTAGCTACTGATATTGTGCCAACACCATTGGTGACAGATATGCCTGCGCCGACGCCAAGAGTGTTAAGTGAATAGCCTGTACCGTTACCAATCAGCAGTTGGCCGTTGGTTGGAATAGTGGATAACCCTGTGCCGCCGCTGGCGACTGGAACAATGCCAGTGCCTGTTCCAACAATGTTGTACAGACTGTAGAACCACCGATACCATTCCCGCGACACCGCGCCAGTGCGTTCGTCAATGATCGGCACCCGTGGGGGCGTGATCTGGGTGGCGTTTGGACTGGTGGCCATAGTCAGGCATTGGTCGGGCTTATGATCAATTCTGCCCCCATGATGGCTATCTTATTGGGGTCAGTGCCTGAAAGTTCGTACACACGGTCGCGCAGCTTGAGCGTCATCCCAAGCCTGCGCCAAAAGGTTCGGTGACCATACGCGCCGATCTTGCCAACTGGTGACCAATGCTCATTGCTCCATGTGTGACCACCATCATCTGACCAACGCAACATGACTTGAGGATCTGAGCCTTGGCCAGTATTTAAGCCAACACCTGTCTCACAGTCCAATTGCAGGCTGTGGTGCGCGGTGCGTTTGAGGTTGTTTTGGCCAGTCGGCAACGCTCTCCATGACCGCAGCCACTTTTGGATGCCGCCATTGTCGGCGTAAACATCCAAGTCAAACGTGTAAATGTTGCCATTCTCAAAGTCGCCAACAATAATGTTGCCGCCAAAGTTGCACTGGCAGTTGCTACGGTGGCGGATAAAATCACCATTTACAAACCCAGCACGTTCATGCCACGCTTGTGTAGACACGTCATATACCCATGTAGCGTTGCCGCTTGGGAAACTCAGCACATAGAAAGCATGGCCTTCTTGCTGGTATGTGTAGGCAATAGCGTCTGAGATGTTGCCGTACTGGGCGATGGCGTATTCAATGGCGTGAGTGGATATACGAACGCCGGTATAGCCATTTGCCCTGTAAACAATACCTTGGCCACGGGCGTCTGTGCCTAGCCAAAACAGGCCGTTGTCCATCTTGGCAATGGTGTACGCAGACACGCAACCAATCTCGTTAAAAGCGCCTTGGATGCGCTCTAAGGGAAAGCCAGCGCCGCCAGAGTTGTACCAGACTTCAACTGAATCAGTACCAAACACCCACAGCTCACGGTGATCGGCAATAATGCCCACCACGCCGTCGGGTGAGCCTTCAGCACTGGCAAAGTCCAATGGGTCAACTGACTGCCCATCAAGCAATTGCGACACCCAAATAAATTGGCTGTTTGGCTGGTTGAATACAAAGTAGCCGTCAAGGTACGCCACCGTCACAGCGCCAGCAAAGTCAGGGTCTGTGATCTGGGCAAATACGTTGGTGACTTCGTTGTAGATAAAACCATCAGGATTGCAAGCCAAAAAGATCTGCGTTCCATTGTCGGCAATAGACACAGGGCCTGTGCCAGTCACGGTGCCAAGCAGCGTAGGCGTGGCAGTCAAGCCGGTCAACTTAAAGAACTGATTGCCCGACACAACGTAGAAGTCGCTGCCATTGGTCTGATGCGCCCACAAGGCTCGGATTGGGCCAGTCCCTACGGTTTGCAGAAAATTGAGGCCAGGGGCGCGGTTGAGAAAGCCAGGCTCTTTGCCGCCTTCGGGAATCACTTCGGGAAACAGATTGACCATGCGGTTGTCCGCAGCGTTGATACTGCGAGCAACGTAGGCCGACCCTAAAATCGGCGTCTTCATCAGTAATTTCCTGCGTAGATATTGAACCGCTGACGTGAGGCCACAATAGCGTAAGGCATGGACATGATGTCGTCGGGATTGTTGATGCGCTTCAAGTTGCGCTTGGAAGTCATCGCAATGCGTTGCACTTGGGGGCTTGGCTCCACGCCAAATTCAGGCGCAAACTCCATTGCCAAATTGTAGACAAACGCTCGCAAATAGCCTGGCGGAAACAGAATATTTGTTGCCAAATTGGCTGGCTGAGTTAGTTCTTGGACTGAAATAAAATGCCATTCCAAATCCCGTGTGGGTCTGGGATAGATATACATTTCAACATCGGGATATGTCATGTTGACAAAAATGACCTGTGGGTATGTTGATGTCACCGTCTTAACAGCAATTCCGTTGTACTGCTGTTGGTTAATAAATTTGATACCGTAAGACACGTTGGTGCCTGCGTCGCGGTAGTAGGTGGCTTCGTCCAACAACACAGGACGCAAGCCTACAAAGTTACCTGATGGGCCTAGTGTGCGTTTAATTTCACCAGCAGGCCAAGTAAATATCTGATCTTGGGTACTGAAAACAGACAAACGCTCAGTATTCCATGAGTCAATCATCTGGTTCAACGCCATCAGGGCGTCTTGGGACACAGATGCGGAAGGTGTTTCACCTTCAGCCAATACGCCGAGCAATCTCAATGCTCTATTGATCTGATCGCCAGCGGTGTAAATGGCCATATTACGCTCCTTGTTCTGCCGCCTCTAAACTGGGTCGGCCACGACGACGTTTAACTTCCA